GCCCTCAAGACCATCTGCTAAAAGAGTTAGTGTTTCTGATATTAAATCAAAACTATTAAATCCTGCACTTACTTCACAGTTTCAATGTTGGTTTAATCCACCAGAGATGGTAATAAATTGGGTAAAGCAACGTGCTGAGGCTGGTTTAGGAAATGTGTATAATCCTGAATTTATTTCATTATCTTGTTGTGAGGCATCTCTTCCTGGATCATCATTGGCAACTCACGAGAATAATAGTGATTATACTGGTGTAACTCAAAGATTTGCATACAGAAGATTATATGATGATCGTGCAGATTTTACTTTTTATGTAGATCACGATTATTCAATCATTTATTTTTTTGAAAATTGGTTATCTTTTATTGCAAATGAACAGAATGCAACTGGGGTAGATGGTGGAAATTTTAATTATAGAATGAATTATCCAGATGATTATATTACATCGGCAATATATATCAATAAATTTGAAAAAGATTATGCTGGAAAATCTTTGAATTATAGATTTATTAATGCATATCCAATTAGCATCATATCTATGCCAGTATCATATGATAGTTCATCTTTATTAAAATGTACTGTTTCTTTTACTTATATAAGATATGTTCTTGGTAGTGATACTATAACTCAAGAAAAAATTAATAATCAAACAGGTTCTGCTGATCCTCAGTTTGGAACTGACTGGGGAACTGATCCTAATATACCAACACCAAAAGGATATGTTTCTGGTCCTGTTGGTAATAATTTTGGAACTTCAGATATACAAACACCAACAACATTTGTAAACCCTGCTAATAATTTTCCAAATTTTAATCTTGGTGCTCGCGCATAAATAACCATACCTGAATTTTATAGGACATTATGCCTTTACCAAAAATTTCTACACCAACATATGAGTTGGAACTTCCATCAACAGGAGAACTGATTAAATACCGTCCATTTCTTGTTAAAGAGGAAAAGGTATTGTTGATTGCATTGGAAAGTGAAGATACAAAACAAATTACAAATGCAATTAAAAATGTTATTAAAAATTGCATCTTTACAAAAAATATTAAAGTAGAATCACTTCCCACATTTGATATTGAGTTTCTATTTTTAAATATTCGTGGTAAATCTGTTGGAGAAGAAATTGAAGTTAATGTGATTTGTCCCGATGACGGTGAGACAACTGTATTGGTAAAAATTGATGTTGATTCAATTAAAGTTTGTAAGAATGAAGAACATACAAATAAAATAAAAATAGATGATAGTGTTATGATGGAAATGAAATATCCATCATTGGATCAGTTTATTAAAGCAAATTTTGATTTTAAAAATCAAAACTCTATGGATCAATCATTTGAATTGATTGCATCTTGTGTGGATAAAATTTATACGGAGGAAGAAGTTTGGTCATCTTCTGACGTAACCAAAAAAGAAATGATTGAATTTTTGGATCAAATGAATTCATCACAATTTAAGAAAATTGAAGAATTTTTTGAGACTATGCCAAAACTTTCTCATAAATTGATTGTGATCAATCCAAAAACAGAAGTAGAAAACGAAGTTACTTTAGAAGGGTTATCAAGTTTTTTCGCATAGCCCTGATCCATATGGATCTGGAAAATTATTTTAGACTTAATTTTGCCTTGATGCAGTATCATAAATATTCATTAACAGAGATTGAAAATATGATTCCTTGGGAGAGGGATATTTATGTTGAACTCTTAAAACAGCATTTAGAAGAAGAAAAACTTAAACAGCAGCAAAGGCAAAATTAATGGATGTGAATAATCTTCCACAACCACCAGAAGGAGTATTGGACTCCAAAAATCCTTGGTATAATGCTAAGGTTAGTCAAAGAACTTGGATAATTCTTAAAGACAAACTGACTGGTAGAAAGACATCAGACGGTGGACAATATATGTCTACTGTCAATCTTGGTGATGCAGATGCTGATAGTCTAATTGAGAATCTAAAAAAAGATCCAAGAGGTTATCCACAATTTGATGATTATGTTAGTGGTGCTAAATTTTATGAAAATTATGAAAAGTATCAGAAGTGGTTGGTGGATGAATATCTTGAAAAACCATTTCGCAAACAAACAGATAAAAAGATTGAAGAAGCAGAAATTAATAGATTATTTACAAAATCAACTGCTACTGCAACAAAAGTACCACCAAAATCATCTGCATTAGTTCCTGTTGGGAAAAAAAATGAAGATCTTGTTGATGAAAAAATAGATGAAAGAATTCTTCGTATTCTTGGATTAGATGATGTTATTGATATTGATTATGGAACTTATAAGAGTCTTTTAAAAGAACAATCTGTTTTAATTTCTACAGAAAAATCTAAACTTCCTCGTGAAGAGGAAATGTTAATTCAAGAAGAATTTAAAAGAATTAAAAGTAAAGTTGGTAGATTTAAAGTAGAAAGAAAAAAAATAACAGCAGATAATGTAAGATTTACAAGACCATCAAATTTAATAAAAAATAATTTTTTATTAAAAGGAACATCAGAAGTTCCTGATATAAAAAAATCAGAAGAAAAGAAAGGTCCTATTAAGGATATTCAAAAAGCACTTGATAATATTTTAAAGAGCATTGTTGATCAAGATAAGCAAGATAGAAAGAATGCAGAAAACGAGAGAAAGAAGAAAGAGGCAAATAAAAGAAAAGGCATTGAAGAAGGAATGGAAAAAAGATTTGGTGCAGTTCAAAAGATTGCACAAAAACTTCTTTCGCCAGTTAAGTCAATATTGGATAAGATTATTGATTTCTTTGTATCTATGCTTATTGGTAAAGTAATTTATAATTTAATAGACTGGATTGGAAAAAAAGAAAATCAAGATAAACTCAAGTCTGTTTTGAGATTTTTTAAAGATTATTGGCCTGCACTTTTGAGTGCATATTTCTTATTTGGAACCACTCTTGGTGGATTTATTAGAACTATTAGTGGTATATTAATTCGTGGTATTGCACAATTTGCTGCAGCAAATCCACTTGCCGCTGGTATAATTGCCGGTGCTGCAGTAATGACTGGTGTTGGAATAAATGAAATAAATCAGAAGAAAGATAGAAGAGAACAACTTTTTGGTAAAGAAGATCAATCAAAACCAACTCAAAAATCAAAAGAACAACAAACCAAAGAAGGTATTATAACCTCAACAATTGAGGCAGGAAGTTTTGGTGCCGGTCAAATGGCTGGTCTGGCAGGTGGTGGATTACTTAATGTAAGGCAATTTTTTGATAATGGTGGGAAAGTATCTGGAGAATCTGGAATTGATAAAATTCCTGCGATGCTTTCCGATGGTGAGTTTGTGATGTCTCGTGGTGCAGTTCAGAAGTTCGGTGTCAATACTTTAGAATCAATGAATGCTATGGGTGGAGGAACGAATCGTCCAAGAATTCTTGAAGGAAATACTTATGCTGCTGGTGGTGGATTGATTGGAAACTCTCCAGAATCTAAAATTAAAAATCCATCAAGGTCAATACCATCAACTTCACAAGAATATTCAAAATTAACTCCAATTGAACTTAAATTTGCTTCTAGAGCAAAACAAAGAGGAATTACAGATCCAATTGAACTTAAAGCATTTTTATCACAAGTTAAGCACGAATCTGGAGGAAACTTTGGAGATCCTCAAAGAGAAAAATATAATTCAAGTCCAAATGATCCACCAGGAAAACCTGGATATGAATATTTTAGGGGATATGCAAATCCTTCTCTTAAACTTGGTAATCGTAATGCTGACGATGCGTATAATTATATTGGTAGGGGATATTTGCAAATTACTGGAAGAGCAAATTATGAAGACATTGGTAAAAGAATTGGTAAAGATTTAATTGGAAATCCAAAACTTTTAATGAATAGGGATGTTGCATTAGATGCATCTATTGAATATTGGAAATCAAGAGTTAGACCTAATGTAAAAAATTGGAATAATACTTTTGAAGTATCAAGGGCAATAAACAAACCTTCAGCAGTTAGTCCTGATGAAATTGTTGGAATGTCGGATAGAGAACAGGCATTTAAAGGATATAATTCAATTCCAAATAAAACATTTACAAATCTGAAGACAGATGTTGCAATAAAACCAAAACCAACAATTAAAAAAGAACCAAGTTTAATTGATAGATTGGGATCTATTTTTTTACCAAGACCTGCAATAGCAGGAGAATCTACAATTGCTCCTACAAAACTCAATCCATCAGTAAATCAAATTACTCCTCCAATTTCATCACAACCAAGTTTAATTGATAGATTGGGATCTATTTTTTTACCAAGACCTGCAATAGCAGAAGAATCTACAATTGCTCCTACAAAACTCAATCCATCAGTAAATCAAATTACTCCTCCAATTTCATCACAACCAAGAGTAATAGTTATTCCTGCAAGTAAAAAATCAAAACCGTCATCTGGAAATCCAAAATCACAATCTGTTCCTAATTTTAGTGCTATTCATCCTGATGGTAATTCTAGAACTGCAAAGACATTAGGAATAAACTAAAACAATGGCAATTACCAAGGATAAACTTTTACCACCATCAAAATCAACGGTAAGTATGAATTTTCTTCCAAAAACGAAGAAAATTAATACATCTAAATTATTATCTCCAGTAGAAGATAAAAATGAAGATAATGATAATAATATTTTAAATTCAATTGGTAAAAAAGTTTTACGTATTAGAGATATATTTGCTAGTACTACATTATTCAAAAAGAAACAAACAGAAAAAAATAGAATACAAAAAGAAGAGGAAACTAGTGATAAGAATGAAAAGGAATTAGAAAATAAACAAAAAGATAAAGATAATAAATTTAAAGTTCCTTCTATACCGGGACTTGGATTTTTGGGGTTTCTTAAAAATTTTATTTTTAAAACATTGATTGG